CTGTAACATTTACCAGTGGTATAGGTAGTCAAATTTTAAGACCAGGTGATTTAATAGAAGTTCAAGATGCAGATAGAGATAATGTTCAGTTAAGTGGTCGAGTTTCAAGCGGTGCAAGTACAACAGTTATACCTGTAGATAGAAGTGTAGCATTAAGTAATACTGCAAATGCAGACCTTACATTAATCTTTCCAAAATCAGGAGCATATCTTGCACAACCAAACGCAACTATAAATAGTGTTTCTTACTCTCAGGGAGATTTAATTCTTCAAGCAAAAAATGCCAGCGATACTCTTTATAATTTAGACGTTCAAGCAAACACAGCAAATGCGCGTGATGACAGCGGAAATATATTAGATATTGCATGGTCAGAAGATGTAAGAATAGAAACAAAAGCAATAAGCAGCTATAATGCTAGTCATGTAACTGTAAGTTCAGCATTTTCTGATACACCAAATGAAGAAGTTATCTTTGCAATTTCACAAACAACAGCAACAGGTGAAAAATTAGCAGGGTCTCCTCAGACCTACTTGATAACTGAAATTAAAGAAGATATTCAAACTAAGGCTTACAACATAACAGCTGTAAAACATACAGTTGGTAAATATGATAAAATAGATAGAGGTTGGTCAATACCTACTATACCTGATGTAATGATACCACCGAAATCTACTGATGGAGTTCCTAAACCTCGTAATGTAATGATAAAATTACTAAAAGGTCAAGTAGATGAAGGAAGTGACGAAGAAATTTCAAATGCAAATGAAGATAGATTCGTACCACCTAGACTTGATGTCTATTGGGGTGTACCTTTAAGTCAAAGAACAGATGATAATGGAGACCCAGTAAATTCTCCATACGAACATATAAGGTCTTTTGAAATAGAGCATAATGTAAATAGTCAAGGCGGAGGAGCTAGAGATGGATTTGATAGAGTAGTTATTGACCCGAGCCGACAAAGTTTTACTATACCAAATGTACCTAAAAGAGGCGAATTTATTGTTAGAATAAGAACTATAAATACTGCAGGTCAGCCTTCTCCATTTGTACAAAGAAGAATAAAAATTAATCCTGAAAAACCTGCAAAAAATCTAGAACCATTTGTTAGAAAAGGTGGAATACTTACAACAGGATTTAATATTGATTCATCAAATGGATTGGTACAATTTACAGAAAGCACTTATAATTTTACTCCAGCAGAAACAGATTTACAAACAGTAACTGTAACAAGTGGTACAACTGCTCAAACTTCATGTAGCTTTGCTAACTTAGCAAGTGGAAATACAGGATACTTACTATGGGATTATAGTGATACTACTGACCCATTAAAAGCAGTAGAGTATATTACTGATAATACAGGGGCAGATTTATTCAGATATTCAAAAAATCTAGATGCAAGTGCATTTACTCAAAAAACAGGAACAGCTACAGTAGAAGCAGGAAACACAATTATTCAAGGAACAGGAACTGCTTTCCTTACTGAATATGAAGCAGGGGATTTGTTTATTTTTGATGATAGTGGCTCAAATAGATTTATAGCAACTATCAATCACATTCTTAGCAATACCTATATGCAAGTTGCTTATACTCCTACTTCAAATTTATCAAGTAAGAATGTATTTGCACAAAGTATTCAACCTAACTTTATAAAAGATACAATTATTGGAGAAGTAGCAAATACAAGTGGAACATTTTCCATAATAAATTACGCTAGTGGAAACAAGGGAGCGGATGCCTATACAATTAATGGTAGTAATGAAAACCATAATTTTGAAGCCGCAAATAATGGAGCAGTATCAGACTTTTCAACATTTATAAATAATTATACAGTCAAGAAAGGAACTGTAAGTTATACGTTCGCTAACAGTGGAACTGCTTTAAATACTTTTGGATTGTCAAAATCAGATTCAAATTGTACTTCAGCAATAAATAGTTCAAATGGTGCTATTACAGTAAGTGCGCTTACAGCAAATGTAGCTACAATTACTGTAACTATAACAGATTTATATTCAAGCGAAGTTATCGCAACTCGTGTAATTACTTTAGGAAAATCTCAACCAGGAGTAGATGGTCAAGACGGTCAAGATGGTACTCCAGGAGTAAATGGAGCAGATGGGTCAGATGGAGCAGCAGGAGCAGACGCAAGAACAGTAAATTTAACTGTTGGAGACCAAGCATTTTCATACTCAAATACAGGAGCTAATCCTTCTCCATCAAGTACAACAGTTACTGCAACAGCGACAAATACAACAGGCACAGTATATTATGAGTTCTTTTTAAATGATGTAAGTCAACAAAATACAACATCAACTACATACTCATATACTCCACAGTCTTCTTTTGACAATATGCCTGATAAATTAGAAGTACAGATAAGAGATAATAGTGAAACTACTGTTAAAGCAAGAGACCAATTAACAGTTTATGGAGTAAAACCGGGTACAGACGGTACAGACGGATTAACAGGAGCAAGTACAAATATTGTATTTAGAAGAGCTTCATCAGCACCAAGTACTCCTTCTGCTTCTTCTGGTGTTCCCACAGGTTGGAGTGATTCTCCTCCGGCTGGAACAGACTTACTCTTTGCTGTAAAAGGTACAAAAGCAGTAGGGGCTACTAATTTTACATGGGGAACAGTATTTCAAGTAGAAGGAACTGCAGTTGCAGAAATTCCAATTTATAGAAAAAATAGTAATGCTACACCTTCAGGTGGTAGCTATAACTTTACAACAAACACATTAACAGCACCTTCAGGATGGAGTACAAGCGTTCCGTCTTTAACTACTGATGGAGATATAGTATATTTAGCAGTTGGTTTATTTTCAGGTTCTCCAGAAGAAACAGCAGCAACTACGACTTGGTCAACACCTGTAGTATATGCTCAAAAAACAGACGGTACGGATGGAGATGATGGAGCAGATGCAATAACAATAATACTATCTAATGAAGCTCACACTGTTCCTCAAAGTAATACAGGAACAGTAACTTATACTGGGTCTGGTACAGATATAATTGTTTTTGACGGAACAACACAAGTTCCTTATGATGGAAGCTCACCTTATGATTCTCCTTCATTTAGAGTATCAGCAAGTGGTAGTAGTATCACCCCAGGTTCAGCAAGTACTGTATCTACTTATACTAGAAGATTTGGAAATCACTCATCAATTACAGCTAATACTGCGAGTGTTACTTATACAATTACTGTTAAAAACTCAGCAGGAAATGAGTTAACATTTACAAAGAAACAATCAATATCAAAATCTATTGATGGTGTAGATGGTACTCCAGGAGATGACGGAAATACCGGGCCAAGAACAGCAACTGGTTATATATTCTATCAATCAGCAAGTTCAAGTGCACCAACAAATCCTTCAAATGCAGGTGTATCATATAACTTCAGCACTAGCTTACTAAGTGGCGGAGTCATAGGTACAGGTTCGACAAATTGGAATCAAATACAACCAACATACACAGGTAGCAACTCTAATAAATATTGGTACGCATACTTTAGTGTTGTTGAAGATAGTTTTGGAGATAGTACTCCAACGATTACATTCTCACAAGCATATCAAGGACAAAACTTTACAGGACTTGTAACATTTACAGGAACCAATTCAATATCAGATGGTACTAATACTCACACAGGAATAACCTCCTCAGATTTAGGGTCAAGTGGTACTACAACAATTGATGGCGGAAGAATAACAACAGGAACAATAGATGCCGCAAGAATTAGTATAGCAGGTAAAAATATATCAGACCTTAATAATGATGAAGGGTACACAGATGATACAGCAGCTAATAACGCAGCTAACACTGCTTCAGCAGCTTATGGACAAGCTAATAATGCAGCTAACAGTGCTTCAGATGCAGCTAACAGTGCTGCAGCAGCTCAAAGTACCGCAGACTCAAAAGTAACTCATGCTGCAGTAAATGCTTCATCAACTATTGTTGGAGGAGGTGTTGGCGGCTGGGGCATAACTACTTACCATATAGCTGGTGGTGCACAATCAAGTTCAAGTACTAGAAACTTTAATGTAGGAACTTCTATTTCTGGTAATGCTACATTCTTAGCAAATGGAGGAATTTTACTAGGGTCAGATGGGTTTATTTCAGCAAAGCAGTTTTATATAGATACTGATGGTAATGCAAAGTTCAAAGGAGATATTACTGGAGCATCAGGAACATTCTCAGGAAGTCTATCCGTAGATGCTTTCAACACTGGTTACACAGGTTCTGATGCAGAATCAGATGCAAGTGATGCAGCTAATGCAGCTTCAGATGCAGCTAACACTGCTTCATCAGCTTTTGGAGCAGCTAATAACGCAGCTAACACAGCAGGTGATGCTTATGGAGCAGCTAATAACGCAGCTAACACTGCAAGTGGTGCTTTTGGAGCAGCTAATAACGCGGCTAATACAGCAAGTGATGCTTATGGAGCAGCTAATAACGCGGCTAATACAGCAAGTGATGCTTATGGACAAGCTAATAATGCAGCTAACAGTGCTGCAGCAGCCCAAAGTACTGCAGACTCAAAAGTAACACACGCTGCAGTAAATGCTTCATCAACTATAGTTGGTGGCGGTGTCGGTGGTTGGGGAATAACAACCTATCACTTAGCAGGTGGTGCACAAGCAAACTCAACTACTAGAAACTTTTCAACAGGTACATCAACTTCAGGTAATGCCACATTCTTAGCAAATGGTGGTATCATAATGGGGTCAGATGGTTTCCTTTCTTCTAATACTTTCTACATTGATACAGCAGGAAATGCTAAATTTAAAGGTACATTAGAAGGTGATAATGTAACTGTAAACGGAACGCTTGTATTACCTTCAGAAGGTGCAAATGTAAATGGTAGTGTTATTGGTTCTTGGGCTACAAACATTATGTCTAACAACTTTGTTACAGAAGTAGGTAGTGGCCCAGGGTTTTATCAAGGTTTTGTAAGAGTTACAGGGGGAACACACTATGTTAAAACTGTAAGTATTCAAATTAGAACTGGTACTTCTACTGGCAGCCAAGGAACTCTAATATATGAAACACCAAGAATTGACCAATATACTGCAGGTAATATTTCAGAAGCTAGACTTTATGCAAATACATCACCAGTAGCTTCAGGTAATATGCCAATAGCATTTACTTACACAGGCTCAGGTAGTGTATCAGTATTTGTTAGAGCACAAGCAGATACCGGACCTGACACATTAGGTATAGGTGAAGCTAGATTTATTAAGTTCGGTACAACAGACCCAGTATTTAGTTTTGCTAATCAAGCAGGAGCAGCATTAAGTACAGCGATATATTCAAATACACAAGTTGTTGGAGGATTTGCAGGAACAAAGACAGTAAATATTTCTAATACTTCATTTACAAGATTTAAAATCGATAATGGAAGTTTTGGAACAGCAAATGCTCAGATTGCAAACGGAAGTTATATTAATGTTGAAATTACTTCAGCCAGTGCTAATTTAACAACCAGGGAGACAACCGTACTAATAGGACGAACTTCAGAAGTTTATTCAGTAACAACTGGAGGCACTGGCGGCGGTACACCACCTGGCGGCGGTGGCGGTTGTTTCGTACAAGGAACTCCTGTCGTTATGGCTGATGGAACTACAAAAGCAATAGAAGATGTAACTACTGGAGAAAGTGTAAAATCATTTAGACATTCAAGTTTATCACTTGATGAAGATGCTTGGGAAACTTGGACAACTTCAGAAATTGCAAACGGAAGTTTTGGAACATCAAATGTTACTTTAGTAACAGACCCACATCAACATACAAATTATTATTGGGTTAACTACAACTTAAAAGTTACAAATGAACATCCTATGTTAGCCTTTAAAGATAATGTATTTAAATTTGTAAGAGTAGAAGATTTAGAAATAGGAGATTATCTAATTAGAGAAAATGGTACAAGAGAAGAAATATTTGCTATACCACGAATATACCAAGATTGTATTACACACAACATGGATGTAGAAGATGATGATACTTATGTTGTAAGAGGTGGAAACGGTATTGGGTATATAGCACATAACGTAGAAAATGAGCAGAAGGCATAATTATGAATCATATAATACAAACAGGAACAGATAGCGAAGGAAACGCAATAACAACAACACTAGATGTACAATTTACTTTTACTTATGAGTTTGCTGGACACGAAACACAAAATTTTGCAAACAATCAAGAGATGCCTAGAATATTTGAGAACGACATGGTAAAAACAGTACTTGTAAAAGTAACAGGAGTTGATAGTACTACGGCAAATGCAGCACATTTAGTAGAAGGACAAGCAGACCAAACATATGAAGAAATAGTAACAGTACCACTACCTTGGAGAGCAAAAGCAGGTGGTCAACTTTCTGGATTTATAACTCCTTATGAAAATGTAACTGAAACTATGATGTTAAATTGGGCAAAAGATAGATTATTAGAACAGGAGGTAGTTGATGCGTTTACAATAAATTTTGCTACTGCTTTGTACGGTCATAGATATCATGTTCCTCAGTAATTTTGGTGTAATAACTACCCCGCAAAAATAGTTCTTGACATCACCTCATATTTTTGATATAATTTAGCATATAGGAGTATAAATATGGCAGCAGGAAATTATGATATAGTTATCGATCAGGGCGCAGACTTTGCCCTTGCTATAACTTTGTCTGAAGATGGAAGTGCAATCAACTTAAGTACACATACAGTTTCAGCGCAACTCCGTCCCACCCCTTCTTCCAATACTCTTACAGCAACATTTACTTGCTCTATTTC